CCGAAACCGCCCGCCAGTGAAAGCTGACCGGCGGTAGAAGCCGCAAATGTGAAAGGGCCGTCGGATGACTGCTCAAATTGAAGAAAGCTGGCGCCACGAATACACGGACAATGTCCGGCTGGCGCTGCAGCAGAAAACGTCGAAACTGCGTTCCAAGGTCCGCACCTATTCGCCGACCGGCAGCGAGGGCTATCGCCCCGAGCTCGTCGTCGGCAAGGCGCACGCGCAGAAGCGCAACACGCGCTATGAGAGCAAGACCGCGCAAGAGCTCGACATCGACGGGCGCTGGAACGAGCCGCAGGACTATGACATCGGCCCGTTCTATGAAGACAGCCTCGACAAGGTCCGCAACGGCATCGGCCTGTCGGGCAAGTATACCGAGGCGGCCCGTGCCGGTGTTCACCGCGAGGAAGACGACATCATCCTCGAAGCCATGTTCGCGACGGCCAAGGTCGGCAAGAACGGATCCGGCACGCCGGTCGCGTTCGACTCGTCGAACATGCGTGTCGCGGCTGACAGTTCCGGCCTGACCGTGGCCAAGCTGACCGCGGCCCGCGCGAAGCTGATGAAATACGAGGTCGACCTGGACGAGGAAAAGCCGATCGTGGCCTGTACCGAGATCCAGTGGCAGAACCTGCTCGCGGACATCACGGTCGTGTCGGGGGATTTCAACAAGTCCCAGCCGCTGCCGAAAGGCGTCGTCGAGGAATATGTCGGCTTCGAGTTCGTGTTCTTCAGCTCGAACCGCCTGACCTCGCTGGTCGGGTCTGACCGCCGCTGCCCGTTCTGGGTGCCATCGGGCATCGAGCTCGGGACCTGGATGGAACCGAGCATGGACATGCGCATCGCCAAGGAACTCCGGGGCAACCCGGTCGAGGTCTATGGCATGTTCACGCAAGGTGCGACGCGCCTCGACGAGAAGAAAGTCGGCGACATCATCTGCGTCGAATCGTAATCGCGCGGGCCGGGTAACCGGCCCGTTCTCCTATTTCTCAATCAAAGGAGCCATGACATGGCGACGAAATCGAGCACGGCCGCGATCACGAATCACGATGCCGGAATCCCTAATCAGGATGCCATCCTGACAAAGGCGAAAGTGGTGGCCATCCCGTTCACCATTGAAAAAGAGGCAGGCAATACTGACGGCGATCAGATCCAGTTTGCACGCGTGCACTCTGACTGGTGCCTGACCAGCCTGAAATTCAACAATGACGCGCTGTCTGGCGCGACTGACGTCAATGTCGGCCTGTGGACCGATGAGGCGCCCGACGATGCCTCCGAGGTTGACGAGAACTGCTATTGCGATGCCATCTCGTTCGGCTCTGCGCTGGCCTTTGCCGAGCAGGCCTTCGAGGGCCGTGACCTGGCGGCGATGGGTCAGAAGGTCTGGGAAGATGCCGGCCTGTCGGCCCGTCCCGAGGGCGGGGCCTGGTACCGCATGGCGCTGAACCTGGTCACCGGTGGCACCGCTGCCGGCACGATCAGCGGCATCGCCGAGTTCGCGCTGCCTAGCTAACTAGACCTAGCTAGGCGCCGGCCGGGTCGGCGGG